ACCTTCTGGAACTGTAATTGTTTCTAACTCTTTATATGCGACTTGTTGTGTTTGCAAATCGAAATTCATACCACTTGCAGCACACCCTGCCAATGCTAACACACACAATAATAAAATTATATGTCTAATCATTGTCTTGCTTCGGCATTGTAAATGTTGTAACCGTCCCGTCTGTTTCTGTCACGGTCACGGTAACATTACCTGTTCCGCCTGGTGTTGCCCAAGTAACTACTTCACCACCAACTGGTGATGTAAATGTACCTGAATCTTGCTGTAGTCCATCTGTACCAAACACATTGTCTGTGATTTGTTTTGCTAATGCTGTATAGAATCGTGCTTCTATATTTGCTTTAAACTTCGCAACCGCTGTATTCTTAGCATCCGATATTACTTTATCTGCATCCGCTTTTCTTTTAGCGTCTATCGCTGCTTGTCTAGTATGTTCAATATTCTCAATAGTTAGATAATGAGAAGATTGCCCTACTCCACTAAATGATGGACTACTAAATTTAAATGTTAGTTCACCTGCATTACTTCTTACGGATCCGAAGATAAAAAATATCAAAACTCCTAAAATTATTATAGTATGTTTCAACATAGTATTCCCTGAATTATACTAATATTTATAAGAATAGTGATTAGACCGTAAAAAAAGGGACACTAAAAAGTGCCCCTTTCTTATAAATTATTAAAATTGGTTACTTTAGATTATTTTTTCCAAAGTGCCCAAAGAATTCCTAGTGTAATAAGGCCAATGAGTCCTTGTGACCCGAGGTCTCCCACAATTGAACTAATGTTTCCAATTACGCCCAATGATAAGAAAGGGACTGCTGAACCGAAAACTACTTCTAGTACGATTGACAATGTAATTAGAGAAACAGCAATTCCTTGCACATTACCTATTACATCTGATATTGACTTCCACATATTCATACTCCTTTGTTTTAATTTAATTTGATATCTCAAATTCTCACATAATCAATTTAACAATTATATTTATATAAATCGCCTATTAAAAGGGGGTCAAATGCAATATCCAACCCCCATATAAAGAAACAGATGGAGAGATTATTCGTCCTCTTCCGCTAATTTACTGAAATAATCAAGTGTTTCATCACTATCCTTATCAGTAGTAGTTGTAGAGGAAGTATCTACTGTTTCATTTACAACTGGACTATTGTTAGATTTTGCAGGTGGGATTGCAACATCCTCAGCAGTTCCAGTACTCCTAACACCAGTCAAAACTTTATCAAGTTTTGCTTTAAGCTCATCATATGATTTAAAGTTATCAGGTGCAAGGAAAGGTTTTAATGGATATTGTTTATTCCATAATTCTTCAATTGCTTCATCATTAGGTCTGATAGGTGTTTTACTATCAAATTCTGACTTGTCATAATTCCAATAACCATCAACTTTTCTAATTTTTAGTTTGAAGTTTGCCCCCTCCCAAAAATCAAATGGATTGATTGGTGACTCATCTTCAAATTCAGGTTTCATCGCTTCTGTAATCTTGTCAAATATCTTCTTACCAAATTTGAATAGTTTTACTTGACCTTCATTTTCAGGATGTTTTGAATCATTGATAATCAGAATATTAGCAATATAAGAGAGTTTTCTTTTTCTCTTTCTTGCAATTTCTTTGTCCGCCTCAACACCAGAGTTCCAAAGTAAAGTGTTTGCTTCACTAACTGGATCTTTCTTATTAAGTGTTGTTAAACTGTTTTCAATAAACCAACCGCCAGGACCTTGAAAAGCATGGGACCATAATCGTGCCCAAGGCAAATCTTCATCTTTAACTGCTGGTAGAAATCGAAAAACTGCATATCCATTACCAGATTTATCTAGTTCTGGTTTCCAGAATCTATCATCAGCAAAGGATTGTTTTTCTCTTGGTGGTGCTACTTTTGAGAGTTCTTGAACAAGAACATCTAGGTTTGATTTTGAGCGTTTTAACGCTGCTATACTCGTATTCATATTTTTATATCTCCGTATGTTTGTATGTTTGTATTCGTATATTTCTTATCCACAATGTGCATAATATAAAAGTATTTATACAATGCCGCCGTGGGACTAGTTTGAATCACCCACAATCTTTCCCGACAAATCAACCATTTCTGAATGATAACGGTACTAAACGCCTAATCTTAACCCCTCACTCATTTGAGCATACTAGTTAAGACCATCACATTACAACTTTGTTACTGTTGTTCTGTCAGACGGAAGATATGTTTTAAACCATATCTCTTTTTCATTGTAACTACCATTATAACAAAAAGTAGTGTGAAAGTCAAGCATTATTCCTGATTAAATGAGAAAGATAATTGTTCCGTAAATTCATCTTCCGATTCATCAAGTTCTCCTATTGGATTATCTCCAGACATTTTTGTTCGATTATCATAGCTTTGACCGTCATCAAAATGTACTGTCAAACCCTCTGATTTCGGATAATCTGGTGACTTCAATTGGACTATTTCTTTTTCCAATTCTTTTATCTTCTTATCTTTTACTTCTAATAAATGTTTCAGTTCTCTTATCTCTATACCTGATTCCATTACGGTATGTTCTGCTGTATATCTTCCTGATTCATCACTCATACTACATCTCCTTTAGTTTCTTCTTTAATACCATCTTTAATTTAGTAGTATTGTAAGTTAAAAATGGTTTATACCGAATCATCCTGTCATAGAGTTTCGGCCACAAGACCTTTTCTTGTATCTTTTCGTTTAAATGTTTTGAAAAATGTAAAATATCATCTAGTATCATAAATGTTTCTAAATTGATTTTCTTTGATAGAAAATATTTAAGTATTGGTGGGTGTTGTCCATTTACCGAAGTAAATATATCGTCAAAATGTAATTTCTTTGTTGTCATTTGTTCTATAATATAATTCACATCTTCAGCATAATAATATGCTAGAGATTCTATTTTCTTTTGCCAAGTCTTGTAAGTATCATCACCAGCTCGACCAATGATATCACCAATCCATATATTAGTATTAGTAACAAAATTACTAACGAAGTAATCAACAAGGCTGCTATTGTTATAAGATTTAGAAAGCTTATGAAAATGATACCTGTCCCTTCGCTTAGTAAATGTTTCCAATCTTGCAGTTGTTCTCCCACCGTACTTATGAAAGTCATAAGTCTTTCCTTTACTAGTGAAGTGGAGTTTAACTGCCAAATAGATTTTATATACTTCAAAACCATTCACTTCTATCCTTCAATTACGCCTATTATCCATAGGGTGCCAAAAATAATATATATTGCTGTTACTGGATCCATAATATCTTCCTTTCTTAAATTGGTAATTTTGCTGTCTTATCTTTCAGCATATTCAATGATTGTGCCTCGTAAGCAATCTTTTCTTTTAAATGTTTATTGATAAGGGGTTTAACACTACTTGGATCAATATTATTTTCTTCACAATATAATACAACCGCTTCCATATAACTCATTTTTTTATCTTTCACATAATCTTCTATCAATAATGCAAACTTACTTGGTGTTATTATCATTACTCCTATTATACACGGTTTTAACTCGTTTGTCAAGATAATCCTCATAAACTTTTTCACACTTGGTATAACCTGCAAAATGCCCAAGATTATAAGCACAATATCCGATTGCCCCTATTGCTAATAATACAAAAAAATATTCAATCATAATAACTCTCCTTTGTTTTGGGAAGCGGGCGGAGAATAGGTCCGCCCTTCCTATACTTAACTTCCCTGGTATAGTCTATCGGACTTGAACCGATACATTCTTGCGAACATTAGATTTTGAATCTAACCTGTCTACCAATTCCAGCAAGACTACTCTTGCTCCCTATTTGGGAAACTTATGCCAGTTTCTGTTGCAAGGTACTGGCAAACCCCTAACAGCCTAGGCTGCTAAAGCATACTCCGTAAAGTTTGCGTTTATAGTTTTGGTCATTCAAGGGAACCACCCCTATTCTCTCCAACACGGTTTCTGATATGAATCGATCCTAATTCCACCCCCTAAAGTACTATTAAAAAATAGTGCTTAAGATGGTGGAGTGGTCGGGAATTGCACCCGAGTCTTCTCTATCTACTCCCATTATCTTCAACGAGAATTAAGAAAGCCTACGATTTTATTTAATTTATAACCGTGAGACCAAACTCCTCGACTTATTAAACTTTTATGCCAACTGTTATATGATATATCCTTTATGTTTTTCATATGAAATAAAGTAAGGCAATCGGCTCGAACCTGATTGCCTTCTTTATCTTCAAGAATATAAACTTTCGCATATCCGTTTTTATCTAATTGTCTTTGTTTTTTATATTTCATAATAATGTGTCGACCCTAACAAAATGAATAACAAAATCCTAAAAACCCCAAATGGAGTTTCTAAATGGAGTTTCGATTCTAAAAATTAATTTTAACCTCTTTATAAACTCCATTTTGGAATGTACTAGGTTCAATTGGTTTTTCACCATACCATTTTAATTTTCTACCATAACCTAACACACAAGTTTCACCTGTAGTTAGCATTGTCATCAGCACAGACATATCAAACTTGTTGTCTATGTTCACAAATATAGTAAGCAATCCAATTGTTTCACCTGTTGTTGGGAGTATTACTGAACCCACAACTAGAGGTTCTTGTTTAAATTGATTAACTGCTGTGGCCAGCATAAATTCTGTTGGTCCACAATATACAGGCACAGGTTTTTTAGCCATGCCTGGTGTATCATATATTGGCGGTTTGCCATCTGGTGTTTCTGCTTTCGCTATGTTGAATATTCCTAAGCAACAATAAACAAAAATAACAACACCGAAAATTTTAATGAATTTTTTCATTGTGTTTCTCCTAATTATTTCATCTATTATTGAATACTTGGTAAAATTCATCTATTGCTGGTTGTAGTAAAGGTAGATAACTTGATTTGTCTTTTTTAAATATTTGTATGGCACCATCTTCTGTTACTATTAAAATAACAATTTGATTTATAGGCGTACCAAACCTTTCTTCATACATTTCGCAGTAAGCAGTTCCTTGGATAAAATAATTCTCAACCCATTCTTCCTTCTTCTCTTTCCGAGAAGTTTTAAAATCTATTACGGAAAGAATACCATCATATTCAGCAATACAATCCACACGACCTGCTATCTTCCACTTATTACTGTATAAACTTCCTTCTTGTATTCGTATACTATTTATATTATCTAGCGATGGCTTTAATAAAGTAAATAACGCTAACGGTAAAACATCCTGCTGGGAAAGTTCTTCGTTGTTTAAATAATTCTCCACCAAAGTATGCACAGCAGTTCCTCTTTTTGCTGCTGTTCTCATAATGTTATTTGCAACATCATTACCAACGGACTGACGCCATTTAATTAAACCTTCTTGATTTCGTGCTGA